CTGACTGCATCTGCTGTACCTCTTGGTTTTATTTGAATACTTGTAACATTTTCTAGTGTACCAAAAGCAGGTGATGTATCAGCTTCACCTATTGCTGTTGTATCTGCTTGACATAATATATGAGAATTACCTGCTGTTAATACTACCTGATAGTTGGTGTTTGTTGTTACTATCGCTATGTCTACAACTTCTGTATCACTTAGATTAGTTACTCTTATGTATTTTGTTCTGTCTACGTCTATTGCTCCTGCTGAAGTATAAGGAGCTGCTGCAAAAGTTGCAATAGTTGTAACCTGACCATGAACACAAGTTACTATACGTTCCATAACGTCTACTATACCTGTTGTTGTTACTGTGTTTGTTGAACCTCTTGTAGAACCATTTAAGGTTACACCTTCAGAGATTGTTGTTATTAAGTTTGCCATATTAAAAGTTTATTGTTATTTTAAAAAATCCTATTTCTATTTTATATTTACCTATTTTAAATTTCATTAGTACCCTGCTCCTTGTTGTGTTACAGGAATATCACAAGTTTGAAAGTCATTTTCAACTAATACTCCTATCTGAAAAGTCCACCCACAACATAAGTTGTCAAATCTTTCTGAGAAGGGCTCTATCGTGAATTGTCCTTCCGTGAAATATATTGGAGCATTGATGTCATTAACTCCATCTAATGATTGTCTCTCACTATGCCTTAACATTCCAATAAAGTCTGTGCTAATATCTAAGCATTGATTAAATACTTCTTGTTCATTATCTTTTGTATTTACCAATTTAGTAAGCAATGAATGTTGTTGAGTTTGCCAATCAGATTTCTCACTTACCATATCCATAATAAATATCTGAAAGTTGTAAGTTAATTGACTATCACCTGTAACTACTGATGTTGGGTTTATATGCAACAAAGGAAACTTAGTTCCCTTCTCTAAGTCTACGTCATATATATCACCTACTGAAACAGTAAATATCTGCTCGTGATATTCACCTAATCTTATTAATGTATTTACTACATTGTTATAGCTTTTGTTCTCTACCATTTAAGTTTACTTTATTTTGTTCGTTTAAATCTGTTTCATAAGTTAACCAAGTTAATGCTTCTAACAAGTTTAATTTTGTAATTCTGTCTAAGTTTACTATCTCCCCATTTGTTAATCTATACATCACACCGAACCACGACCACTTTTCTGCAAAACCTTTATCTCCTATTGCTTCTTTATTTCCTTCAGCTGACGAATCAAAAACAACGGCAAAGTCGCGAATAATATCTTGACGAAAAGATAAAAAAAAACCAATGCACTTTGCACTTGTTCTGCTGACATCTTCTTCATTTCTTCTGCCCTGAGTCTTATATTACCATCATAAGCTTCAATAGTATAAATATCATTCTTCTTTTCTTTTATCGGTCTATACAATACAGCCATTACTTCAGGTAAATGTTCTTCAATATCATCCTTTATAAATGTTTCAATGTCTGCATATTCACCAAGAGTTATTTCAGACAAATCAGGGTGAAACCCATACTCCTTACCTTCTATCTCAATTATCTTTTTTAAGAACTTATCTTCCTTCTTTTGATACTCTGCTATCTTATTCAGTATCACAGCTACATCTTGTATTCCCAATTCCTTTATTAACTTCTTTGGAATATTAGACAAAGCTGCTATTGTTTCTTCTGCTTCCTCACTCTTTGTTACTTCTTTAAATTTTATAAGTTTAAGCCAAGTTTCTAAAGTAACTTCTGACCAACTGTTTATTAATTTAAATTTTTTAACCTTCCCTTTTTTCTCAATTTTAACTTTCATATACTATATAATAGAAATTTGTTGATTTTAGTTTACTGTACAAAATACCTTCCTGCATTAGGATTATCTAAGTGATAAATAACATTGTATCTTATTCCATCAATTGCGTGGTTGTAACTATCTACATAAAGCTTAGAACCCTTATCTGCATATATATAATTGTTCAGCTCTTTTGCTATATTAGTTGATTCAGGTGTTATGATTAGTTCATAATCTTGCATACGTGTTATTCCACTCTCAATAGTTCCTTTTTTAACAGGTTTAATATTTACTCCTAAATGTCTAAGGTCTGCTATTAATCTTGGCTCTGCCGAATCAGCAATAATAAGCTTATCATCAACTTTGTCTAATATAATTTTAGCTAATTCATTTGACTTTAAACCATTCTTATAGATATGTTCTTTTAGATAAATCTTTCTTTTCTTTTTATCAATAGCAACTTCTGTCAAACTATCAGGGTCTACACTAAAACCAAAGTCCATTCCACAAGATGTTTGAAGCCCATCAGGATTAAATTCACCTATACTCCAATTTTCAAATACAACTCCTTCTGCTTTATCTAACCACCCTCCAAGTATTTTGTGTTGATACTTTTTAAAATTAATATGCTTTATAGCTTTAATACGCTCTAGGAAGCTCTTAGACAGATTATCTTTATTGTCTAGGTATGTACTATGGATATAACACACATTGCCTTTAACGCCATTAAAACCTGCTTCTACACCTTTATCCTCAAAGAACCTTTTATATATCCAATGTTCTTTTGTTACAGGGTTCAATATAAGTATAATTCTATTCTGTACATCTTTCTCTCTAATACTAAGGTCTATTGTATCAAATATATCTTCATCAACTAATTCTTCTGCTTCATCAAGCACCCAACAACTTATACCTTGTAATGACTTTAAACTTGCAGTTTGATTACCTGCTGATGTCTTAATCCCTCTAAATAGTATGTCTGATTTGTTTCCTATATTTACAACTTCAGCCTTATTAATACTAAAAATATTTTCAAAACCTAATAAACTTATCTTTTCTAAAAACTCAGGAATGATTGACAAGTGAGCAGACACCATTGTATATCTTGTAAACAATATCCTAATATTTTTAGACATTGTAAGTAAAGTAAGAAATACAGTAACAGCAAAAGATTTACCTGAACCCCTACCACCTGTAATTATGTAGTACCTAGCTTCGGTAGAAAAAAGTGCTTGATATTTATTATTCAGTATCAGTTTCTATGAATGTTATTACAGGCATATTGATAGCCTTATCACCTGATGTTATATCTAATTTGTTTGTTTCATTCCAACCAAGTCTAGTCTTAGCTGCGTGTATTACAACTGAAGGCACTTTATCCTTTACACATTCATAATACTTTGACTTAATAAAGTCTTGTTGTATGTTTTCTATTTCTTCAACCTTTGCTGCAAACTCCTCATCTTCTTTTAGCCATTTATAAAAGTTTGTCCTTGATAAGTCGCAAGACTTTAATGCTGTTGTGATTACTCCTAGTGAGCTTTCTAAAGCTTTGAGCAATCTCTCTTTGTTAATCTTTGTTCTATTTTGTTCCATTTATATAATCTTCTAAATTGTTTTTAACTTCCCAATTCAATACTTTTTTAGTATCATTTGGTATTGTTAAAGCACTTACTCTCTCCCCTTCTCGTTTAGGCAAATACTTTATATTATCACTAAACATTTTAGCAACTTCATTAATTGAATAGTCTATATCGCTACTCAAATACCATTCCCTACATCTATCTTGTTTCCCTATTTTAATTAAAGCATCAACAATATCGTCTATATGAGTAAATTGTCTTGTTTGTTCTCCATCTCCTACAACTGTTAATGGTTTGCCTTCTTTATATTGCTTTTCAAATATACCTATTACAGTAGCGTAATCTCCTTCTGTTATATGATTACGACCATATACATTATAGAAATAACATATCTCAGATTTTAATCCATACCATTCAGAATAGTTTTTAATTAATTCTACCATTTTAGCTTTTACCCATGAATAAGGACTTAGACTTTCATTCCCTCCAAACTTAGAACTTGATGCAGAGTATATTAATTTTGCTCCCCACTTCTTACACTGTTCGACTACTCTACTTGTACCCCATAAATTAGTTGTTGTTAAGTATTCTACATCTTTGAATGATGGTACAACTCTTGAGTATTCTCCAAAATGATATACAACATCTTGCTTTTCTACCTTATGAATATCCCAAGTATTGCTATTTAGATATTTAACTCCTTTAATATGGTTTTGTTCTTGTCCTGTAAAATAATTATCTAATGATGTAATTGTATGGTCAGTTGTATCTTTTAGATTTTTAATTAAATTACTCCCAACATATCCTGCCCCCCCTGTTACTAATATATTCATTTGTTATCTTTATAAAATTTTTGTAGCTTTTTACTTTTTATTTCTTTAACTGCTTTTAGCTTTAAGTTATCTTTTTTATTTTCTATTGCTTCCCAATCCAAGTCTGCTCTCCTTACAAGACCATGCTTAAAATGTTTTCTCCAATTTACGTAATGATGGGGTCTGTTCCAAACAATTTTTGTTTCTGCATACTGTGGCCATATCTCTTCAAGACTTCTTGCCTTCAATACTTTCTTTTCAAAAGCATTCCCTAAATATAATTCATCTTGATTCCCTCCNTTCATTTTCGCTGTTGTTGAGGTTTTATCTACACAGAAGGCGTTAAATAATAAAGTGCATAATCCATTATCTAATACNTGTAAACATAAGTCTACATCTTCATTATATTTTAACCTCCACCTATAAGGCATATTGTTTTTCATAAGCATTGCACTATAAGCGTGTACGTTTAAATAAAAAGGTTTTCTTGTTGAAGGAGTTACAAAGGTAGAATAATTAAAACCTGTAATAGCTACATTTTCATATCTGTCTGTAAAATCTTCTAATGCTTGTATGGCTTTTACACCATTACACAAAATTCTATTTCCTTTATTTGTTCTTCTAAAAGCTCTTATATTATCATCAAACACCCAATGTCTTTCATATCCATTTTTTGAACTATCTTCCCAAGCAAAATTCCTTGCAGGATAACTACCTACACCTAAATTAGAAAATGGTAGTTTTTGCACATATTTCTTTCCTAATGCTTTACAATAGTTATCATATTCTTGTGGTTCAACTAATATCTTAAAGTCAATACCATCTTTAATAAATAAATTTGCTGTCATAGGATTTTCCCACCTACCTTTAGATACTATATAAACAGGATACCTATTCATATTTTAAAGAGTTCATATCTTTTCTTCCATCATAAGGATAGTGGGTAGCCCAAGCATTTGATAATTTTTTTGTAAATTGTAACTTGTGTTCTTTTGCAAATTCCTCTCTATCATTTTCATTTTCAAAATGTACAATAATTTTTAGAGAATTTTCTTTAGCTTCGAATTCAGGCATACCTACCCATTCAGAATTTTCATCTCCTTTATTTATCTTATTGGTATTGTCATCTAAATTTTGCCATACATCCAAACCCCAATCTGTTATGTCAACTGAATTCCATTCATTGGCTAACATAGTCCAATCCCACTCACCGAAACTCACATTGTCTTTTACTACAAACTTATCTTTTTGTTCCTGCGTCCACCCCGTGGCAATATCTATCCAAACTTCCTTAAGCCCTGCATCTTTACTTGCTTTCAATCTCATATTCCCTCCAAGCACCATCATATTTTCATCTACAATAATTGGCCTTTTTTCTAACATCTCAGGAAATTCTTTGATTGACTTAACTAGTTTTTTAAATTTATCATTCTTTATGATTCTTGGATTTTTTGGATTTCCTTTTATTTTGTATAACTTAACTTGTTGTTTCATATTATATAATAGAATTTTTTTATTTTTATTTAATCGAATGATTCATTGATACCTCGTTCACCTACTAACTTTTCTTTAGCACTAGCCCAAAGTTTATCACCTTTTTTACTTAATGTAGGTTCAGTCCTTATAAGGTTAGGCATACCTTCAGCAGGTTCGCTTTCCATATATTTACCACAACTACAAACAACATCAGCAACCCACGAGCCATCTACATAAATTATTTTAGCTTTAGCAACTTCTTTGCTTTCTTTATTACATTTGCAAGTATATAAAGTCATTGTGCTAGTCCTCCTGTTTTAATATCACTTTGTTCGTATATTCTGTCTAGTTCAAAATGCAAATGGTGGATTGCCTTTCTTATATCTTGTTCAATAGGATTTCCTTCCTTCTTTCCTGCTCTTAATAGATAACTAATAGCAACACCTAAATTGTAGTTATCACCTTGAAAATCTTCTACAACTTTTCTAGCTTCTATCTTATACTTTTTACCTATATAATAGTTAGGTACTTCTTTTTGTTTTGTCATTTTCTAATATTTTAATTAACCCCTCTTGTGTATTTAATGTTCTTGACCTTGATGACTTACGATATTCTTCAGGGCTGTAAATTAACTTAACCTCCCTTACTAAATTATCATTATCATATTTTACTATCCATCTGCTTGAATAGTGCATCTTATTTCTTTTTAAGTGTGATAAATAACTCATTCGTTGTATTTTTTATATAGTTTTTTTATTCCATCAAAACAAGTAGATATACAACTACCACAGTTGGTTTTAGTATTATAATTACTACCTGAGATAATATTCCACAACTCTATCATTCTAGCTTTTGCCTGTACACTTTTAGCCCTTCCTGTATTTACACCTTTCCATACTTCTCCGATTTCATCTATTATATCCTGAGGTAAATCTTCAGGAACTTCTATCTGAGTTGTTTTTTGCCATTTATTCTGACTACAAGCCATTGGTGCTAATCGTGCCTTAATTTTCATAAAACATCCACAATCCTTACACGTTCCTGTTGGTTTAAAATAATAAATACAACTTTTGCAAATTGCAATTCTATCTTCATATATATTATCAGGTACAAAAAATTTCTTCATTTTATGATGGCCAAATAGTTATTAAGCTATTCATCAGCTAATTCTTTTTTTAATATTGTTCTCACTTTGTCTATTGTTGTAAATAAGCTATTTCTACTTATCTTGGTCTTAGCAGCAAGTGAATCGAGTGTGTTGCCTTCATAATAATATAACTTGAACAATTCCCTATCGTACCAACTATCTAATTTATCTAACTGTCTATCTATTTGGTCAAGCTTCTGCCATTGATAAGTCTCTAGTTCTTCGGCAGCAATGTTTGATATATTCTTATAATAATTATTATCACCTCCATAATCAAAGTGAGTAATAGAAGTAGAGCCATTACCCACAAACCTATCAATATTTGTATAATATTTTTCATACTTATAATAAAATGGACTTCTCACACTTGTTAGACTTCTTCTTAATACAACAGCTCCATATCTTATCAAACCATCTTTACCATCTTTCTCCCAAATTCCTTTTAGTGTTTCAGGGTTCATCTGCATAAAATAGAGCATCAACTCTTGTACTGCATCATTTATCTTTTCTTTATCTTGACAAAGTCCATAAGACATCTCTCTAAACTTTTCACTTAACTTTGATATTTCTAGATAAATCTTATTCATCTATTTGTTTTAAAGAATCTATTTTATCTGTAACATCAAAGACCATCTCATTTAAAACTGTCTTATATGCTTTAAGTACAGGTGCATTAGTTTTTGTTTCAAGTGCTGCAAAAAAACCATTTGTTGCTACCGACAAATTAATAGGTATTATCATCAACCAATCATACCAATTATTCTCCTTAACTCCTGCTCCGTAATTATTATGGTATTCTATAATGATATCAAGTACTTCTAAATAGTTTTGGTATCTTTTCTGTGTAGTTGCATCTTTTACAAATTCAGTGCACATTAAAATATAAGTCTCAATTATATTCTTATGTTCTTCACTTGAATAGATTGGCTTAGTCATACGTCAAACATAGAAAAAAAGTTTACTCAATTCCCTTTTCTTTTTTAAAGTTTTCAACAAGTGATTTGTAATAACTGATTTGTTCTTCATAATCTATTCTACTTATCTTGATTGTTGTCTTAGCTAAATACTCTAGTTCTTGAGCTTTCCCTTCTCCATATTTTCCGTCTAAATATAATCCAAATTTGTATTGTTCTCCGTAACGAAAAACATTACAGGCAGGACATTGGACTTGACAATTATGTTCATTAAATCTTGTAGGCAGGAAACGTCTAGACTGAAAATGACCATTTTGCATACGTTTGTAATGTTCTACCTTACCACAAGTGAAGCATTGGCAAAGTCCTGTATCTGTTGCTTCCCTCAATCTTATATAAAGACTGAACCATTTATCTAATTCTTTTTTTAATTTGCTAATTGTTTTCTTCAATTCTTATTAAATTTGTAATTAAAACTTTTATTAGCATTTCTTGGTCATAAGTACTTCCTTCCCTTACTGCTCTACCTCCATAATAAAAAATACCTTTTAAATTATTTATTCTTTCATAAACAATAGCATTATTGAAAGCCCATATAATTGCTACGGGTTTGCCACTATATACCTGAAGCTTTTGAGCTCTAACAACCTTACGCATTGCTACTATAACATCTTGCTTATCCTCTATATTTTTATGAACTCCCTTTACCTCTGCAAACCCTGTTAATTTTCCCTTATAATAAAGAGCTGCGTCTATATGAGCATACTCCTCGTGTGAACCATAAGTCATATCAAAATGATTACAAAATTTTTTTAAAGCATTATTTTGTCTTTCTCTATGTTCTTTTCTTTCAAATTTCATCTTCAAATTTAGAACAAAAGATTGCTTCTAATATACAAATTACAATAACAATTAACCATATTACTATCAATATTGTCATCTGATTTCTCTAATTAGCCACATTACAATAGCTGTTACTACCACCCATCCTATCATTTTAATAATTTTAAAGGTTCTTGATACCATAAGGTGTTTCCTTTTGGCTGTCCTAATGTATGTACTTCGTAATACGCATTGTCTATTAATTTTTTATGAGCATAACACCATTTGTAGAATATTCTAATATTTAAAAATGGTTCATCCTTTCCAAACCTTACACCTTGATGAAAAGCATCTTCAATCTGATTGAAAGTCATATTTCCAAATCTTTTCTCTTTAATTAAATCTGCTGCAAATATTTTACTTAGACTTGCCATAGTTTGAGGGTCTGTCTTATGACCTATTTCAACTGATGTCTTTGCTATTAAATCTAAGACTTTTAAAGTAAGCTCTTTTAAATTTTCTTTTTTTAGTGGTTTCATATTAATTTCTTTGCTTCTTGCCAAGCATTTATTTGTGAATCTAATTTAGACATTGTTTGGGGTTTATTTTTATCTCTACGTTCCCAAGTGCGTATAGCAGCTTTCCAATCTTTCATTTTGTTTTTTCCTACCATCCAATTTTTAGATTCATAAAAATCATAGAATGCTTCAAAATTAATATTATTATTTCTTTCTAAACAATAGTTTTTAATTTCAATTTTAGTAGGCTTATTAAAGCGTTCTTTATTACTATATGTAATATTAGTATTAGTATTTGTAGTATTACTCTTTAAAGTTTTCTTTAATGGGGGGTTTATGTTTTCAATTATACCCCCCTTCAAAATTTTGATATACCTATGTTCAATTTCTTTACTACCTTCTTTGTAGGTGTATTCAACTTTTATATAGCCATATTTAACTAATTCACTTACCCAACCTGATATAGCACCCTTACTTTTATTATATAAATCTCCAAAGTATTTATTAGATGCAAAACATACACCATTCATATTACACAAAGCTGTTATCTCTGCATACAGTAATTTTACATTTGGTCTTAAATTATTATCATATCTAACTTCTGCTGATAATATAGCATAGTAATTAGGTTTTTGTATCATATAACTTCTATTTCGTATTGGTAATTTTGAAGGGCTAATTTACACAATTCTAACTGAGCATAAAAATCTCTATAAGAAACTTTGACATCAGTTCCAAACTTACCTGAAGTAATACGGATAGTGGTTTGATGAGTTAAGCTATCTCTAACACCTTCCCTTCTCAGGTGGTCTTTTAAATTATACATATCTATAAAAGTCTTTTTTGATTCTTTTATATCAACATAAGCATTGTATATCTTATTAAACGTGTCACGATAATAAGGGAATGATGAATAGTTAGCTGAGTGTGTCCTTTCATAATGATTGATACTCGTTCTATTTCTATCTAATACTTTTGCGATAGTTTCTCTATGCGTTCCATCTTCTAGTCTTGCAATCATACTAACAACTGCTCTAGGTACTTGGTATTTTATCTTTCTATTTTTAATAGACAAAGAACCTTTGGGCAACCCTACTAAATTTGTAGCAAGGTCGCAAAGGGTTTTAAAGTTATCTTCTGCTGTCATATTAAAAAGGTAAATCTTCTTTTGTGTCTGATGAATCTTCTTGACCACTTAAATTAGCTATTGCATATCCATCAATAGAATGATAATACTTACCCTTAAATTCTCTTGAGTATATATTAACTAAAATATCTACCATTGAACCTTCTTCTAAGTCTCTTAGTTGTTTCATTTTATCTCCAAAGAACCCAACCACTACCTCTGTGTTATACTGACCTCCTTGGTCTACAAGTATAGATTGTCTTTCCCATTCTTTACCTGCTTTTGATGTTCCACGTTCAACATCTAGTTTCTTAATTAGTTTTCCTTTAATTGTCATCTTTTTATTTATTTAATTATTATTATTTTTTAAAATCTTCTGCTTCATCTTCACCAAATACACCAAGTTCATAGAACCCTGTAAGCTTTAAAACAACTCTGCTCATTGCTCTTTTCTCTGCCATTTCCATAACATACCAACTGTTACAGTTACCATCTTTATATCCTTCTCCTTTTAAGGCAGAACCGAATGTTTCTATTGTAACCTTATCTTTAGTTCCTGTTGCTTTTACTGCTGCAAAATTAGTTTCACATTTCACAACTTCATACCATATAGTTATATTTTCTAAAGCTTGTATTTTTTCTATCCCTGAACGTGTTATAATAATATAATGTTGGTGCTTAAAAACATCATCTCGTGTAAGTTCATATCGTTCATATTTTTCTTTTAGTTTTTCAGTTTTCATATTTATTCTTTTTGTTAGTAATTATGTTAAAAATAACAAATTTATTTTAAAAATTCTGTATTATAAA